GAAGAATCTTTAACTCCAGAAGAACGTAAGATTCGTGAACTTGATAAACGTGTAGCGTCATTTGAGGAATTTCAGAATCAGCAACAAATTGAAAAAGAAATTGCGGGTTTGCAAAACAAGTATAGTGATTTTGATGTAAAAGAAGTTGTGTCATCCGCTTTGCGTATGAATACAACCGATTTGGAAGGCGTGTATAAGCAATTGGCTTTTGATAAAATTGTGGCACAGTCCAAGTTAGAAGCGGCAGCGAAAGAACGTTTGAAGCAAGCAGACGAAAGTGTGCTTGAAGCAAAACGGGCTGCAAGTGTGGTTTCAGGGGGTTCCTCTGCTACCAGTTCTACTACGACAGACAAGGCTGCCCCAATTAAATCAGTTTCCGAGGCTTGGGCTGCCGCCAAACGTCAAATGGGTGCTAATTAACCATTTAACAACTATTATTATAAAGGATTATAATGTCTAACGTAAACTTTGATGCGTTGCTTTCAACAACGCTCGCAAATTATCGTGACCAATTGACAGATAACGTGTTCTCAGACCGAGTTCTGACAAACCACCTTATGTCAAAGGGTCGCATCCGTATGCTTAACGGTGGCACAAAAATTGTTGAGCCACTTATTTACGGACAGAACACAACAGTGGCTTCGTACTCAGGTTACGACACCATCTCGTTGACAGCACAAACAGGCATCACTGCTGCTGAATACGATTGGAAGCAGTACGCTGCATCAATTGCAATTAGCGGTATTGAGGAAGCAAAGAACAACGGTGAACAAGAAATCATCAACTTGTTGGAAGCCAAAATCATGCAGGCTGAGGAGTCAATGCGTGAAGGTTTCAACGACATGTTCTACGCAGACGGAACTGGCAACAGCGGCAAGGACTGGAACGGTCTCGGCAACATCGTTGAGGCTTCAGGAACTGTCGGTAACATCAACCGTGCAACTGCTGGTAACGAGTACTGGCGTTCATACGAAGAAAACACCGCAGGTGCTTTGACTATCGCTCAGATGGCTACAGCATACAACACGGTGTCGGTTGGTAACGACCACCCAGACCTAGTGCTTACAACTCAAACATTGTTTGAGAAGTACGAGGCTTTGTTGCAACCACAATTGCGCTACACAGATGCCAAGACAGCAGATGCTGGTTTCCAGAACCTTCTGTTCAAGGCTGCACCTGTAGTGTTTGACGTAAGTTGCACCGCTGGTGTAATGTACTTCATCAACAGCAAGTACCTCACTCTTGTTGGTCACTCAGGTAAGTGGTTCCAGCAAACAGAGTTCGTGCGCCCAGAAAACTTGGATGCACGTTATGCTTTGATTATGTGCTACGGCAACCTCACTTGCCGCAACGCAAAGAAGCAAGGCAAACTTACAGCAAAAACCGCTTAATAGCGTTTATGTTGTGGGTTGGGAACAACCCGTGATATGGTAGGGGGAAAAAAGCCCCCTACCATTTTCATTTTATAGGAGTTTTATGCCAAAGGTCCCAGACCCAGACAAAATTTTAAAAGCAGTCATGCAAAACCTGAAAAAATCAGGTGTGTATGATGATGTTGCTAAGGCTGGTGGCAATTTGGCTGATGACATCTCAAAGATTATGTCTGAGATGACTGGTAAAGCAGTAAAACCAGCGAAACCTAGGCTGCCCAAGAATCCACCTAAAAGTGGTCGTGCTACGGCTGCGGCTGATGATAAGTATTTGCGTTCCAAGGGTAAGGAATTGTTGAAAGAAGAAAAAACAATTGGAACTGGCAACATGGGTGAAGATGATTTAGCAATATTGAAACTTTACAAAGATGGTGCTTTGAGTAACAAAGCACCTAAGAATCCACCCAAGAGTGGTCGTGGCAAAAAACCACCTGCTGCTGGCGCTGTAACACCTGCACCTAAAGGTCCGAAACCTAAGAGTCCAAAATCGGGTTCGGCTGATGCCGCAGAACGTGAAGCCCGCCGTCAAGCCAATCGTGACAATTGGGCTAAAGAACGTGAAGCATACAACAAAATGAAAGCCGTTGAACGTGAAGAACGCAAAGCAGCAAATAGGGCTAAATGGGCTGCAACTTTAGAAGAAAAATATGGTGGAAATATTGTTGACGCTCGCAAAGCAACATCAAAAGGTCGTAACAAAAATAAAAAGGATAAAAAGTAATGGCTAGAGGTGGTTCTTCTTTTGATGATATTGTAAAAGCGGTAGCAGAACAACTTGTTAAAAACCGCCCCAATGTTGTCTCTGCCGCTAAACGTGTTGAAGGTGCGCCGTCATACGTTACGAAAGCAGTAAGAGATGCTGTTAAAAAAGCAATGGGTTTTGGACCCGATGATGTAGCCAAAGTTACTAGCAGGACACGAAGGGCAACAAGCCCAAAACCAAGCAAGTCGGCTTCTAAGCCGATGACCAAAGAACAGCGCCGTGTGGCTAACCAAAAGGCTGACGCTGAACGCCGTGCTATGGGTGCTGATAAAAGAGCAGCAGATAAAGCAGCGCAGCAAAAAGCAAACCGAGAAAAATATCTTAATAAAGAAAAAAGTAAGGTTGAAACAAGGATGACTCCGCAGATGATGCGTCAACAAGGTTATCCTTTGATTAGTAATGCTTTGACCAAGAAAATGAACTCGGTTGATTTTAAGACTCGTTTGCTTCAAAATCAGGGTGGCATGTTGGATAAGCAGGTTAACATAGAGGCTTATAAACTTGTAAAACTGTATCAAAAAGATGGTCGTCAACTTACACCGAAGCAGGTTTCGCAACTTCGTAAGAATGTTGAATCAGAAATCAAGTCTTTTGCTGAAAGAAACTTGGACAAACTATCTAGGGGTGTTAATACTAGGTTAAAGAATTTAGGTAAGATGACTCCAGAGGAGTTGGATACTGAGGCTGGCAGAATGGCTTTCCGTGCCAAAAAGGCTAAAGTTAGAAAAGGTGCTGAACCTAAAGATTCTCGTAGGGACTATCAGATTCGTCAAGACAAAGAAAGAAATATGCGTCTTGAGGCTTTGGAACGTAAACGTGCTGACGCTGCCCGTAACAGGGGTACTGGTACTTCAACTGGTCCTAAGGTTAAGGGTCCTGAGTCTGCTAAGGCTAGGGAGAAGCGTTTGTCTGCTTTGGCTTCTGAACGTAAACTTGTTGCGGCACAGGATGCAAATGCGGCGAAACGTCCTAAGGTTAAACCTTTGTTTCCATCATCTAAAAAGTATACTGCCGCAGAACTTAAAGATGTTAAATTGACCACATCTGCTGATGTGGCTGCTGCAAGAGCGGTTCTTGGTAAGGGTGGCGAGGGTTATAATGTTAAACCTAGTGTGCCGCTACGTTCTGGCAGACGACAGGAAACTGCCGAGGAACTTAATGCACGTTTGGCAGCGTTCCGAGCAAAACAATCAAAAGGTTCTAAAGCACCAAAGAGGAAGTAATGGTTACTCCTCGTAACCAACGTTATAGACGCAAGGTTAATTCTGCGTTGGATTTGGCTAAGATGGCTGCTGCTAATGACCCCAAACAGGCTTACGAAAAAAGAACTAAATCTATTATTGAAACAAAACCTGGTTTTGGACCGTTAAATGATATGGTAAATGTGTCGGGTCTTGCCCGTTTTGCTAAAGAAAATTTAGCAACTCAGGTTACAGGTGGGTTTAAAGATTTAACTGATATTGCTTCTGGTAACTACAAATTTGGTAAAAATGCTAAAAACATTGTTCGGGCTAGTAACAAATACGGGCAGTCTGAAAGTATGGTAGAACAGTTTGGTTTAAATGCTTTAGAAAACCTTTTGACTGGTCGTGCAAAAGGAGAAGATATAAAACAATTAGGTTATTTTAATGCTGCGGCTCGTGCGCCTTTAACCGCCTATGATGTAACGGGCATGAATGTTAGGGATTACTATGTACCAGACCAAATCGCTAAAATATATGAAAATTTCCCTATGATTAAAGAAAGCCGTGCGGCTCGTAAGGCTTTGGATAAAATACTGTCTTATTTAGGTTAAAGGAACGGATACCCATATTATGATGAACAACTCAATTCCAACATACGCATTATACGGCAAACCAGTAGACCATTATAGGCTTTCCGCTGTTGCTGATGCGCCGTTGGCTGCTGCCAGCGGCGAATATTTGGGTCGGGGTAACAAATGTATGGGCAATGACGACACCTGTGGCGCTAACCGTATGAAGGGGCAAGAACTGTGTGTCGGGCATTACCGTCAGGCTATCAATTTGGCTGAAGTGGCTGAACAAATTGATTCAGGGGAGTAACAATGGCATACGCAACAATGACCGCAACAACGTTGCGTCAAACTGTCCGTGACATCACAGACCTAGACACAGAAGACCTACCAGATTCGCTATTAAATGTTTATATCCGTGACGGATACTACCGTATATTGGATATGGAAAAACGTTGGTCTTTCCTAGAAAAGTCGTTTACTTTCAATACCGTTGCCGAGCAACGAGCATACACCATTAGTGCTTTTACGGCTGACCCTATTGGTCAGATTATTTCTATTGTTGACCCTACGGGTACTGGGTTGCGTTTAGAGATGGTTGGACATGACATGGCGGAAAACACGTATATTGGTTCGTATGATACTTCTAGTGACCCGTTGTTTTATTCTATTTGGGAAGGCAAAATTCATTTGTTTCCCAAACCGAACAATGTTCGTACTTTGAATGTTCGTGCTTATCGTGAACCGATTGATTGGGTTACTACTGGTGGTGCGGTTGATGCCAGTCCGTCTTTGCATTTTCCTTTGGTGTATTATGCTTGCAGTCGTGTGTATCAACGTCTTGAGGATACGGTTATGGCTCAGGAATATAAACGTGCTTTTGATGAGGGTGTTGTCTTGGCTAAAGAAAACATTATGAAACCTAGTAGTCATGGACATTTGCGTTTGTCTCAGGGGCAAACTTCTGGTCGTCCAACCTTTCAGGGTTGGATGCTTAACATGGGTAAGGATTTAGCGGATAATGGCTAGAGTTCGTGTTCGTGAACTGAAAGATTTTACTGGGGGGCTTAACTTTCGTGCCGACCAGTTTCAGTTGGCTGATAACGAATCTCCTGACATGTTAAATGTTGAAATTGACCCTAGAGGTGGTATTTTTAGTCGTGGTGGTATGCGCCGTATTAATAGCACGGCGGTATCTGGTACTTGGACACCACAATCGTTGTTTCCGTTTTATGGTGCTACACCACGCATAATGTTGTCTACAGAAACTAGAGTTTATCGGTCTACTGGTGGTGATTTTAGTTTGTTGGAATATAGTTCTGGTAATCCTATTGTTGCTACTAGTACGCATGGTGCTAGTTTTGCACAGTGGGGTACTAAATTGTATATTGCTGTTGGGACTGCTGGCAACGGTGGCTATGTTTGGGATACTGCTAGCACGTATGCTACGGCGTTGACAGCAAGTGGTACTGCGCCGCATGCTTGGCAAACTACGCCAACTACTTCGGAACGTAAAATGCCGACAGCAGAGTTATTGCATGTTCATGCTAATAAAATGTTTGCGGCTAATGTGCGTATTAATGGTGTTGATTATCCGAACCGTTTGCATTGGTCGTTGGAAAATGCGCCTGAGAACTGGGCTTCGGATGATTATATTGAGATTAATGCTGGCGGTAATCGTATTACTGGTTTGGCTACTGTTGCTGGTCAGTTAATTATTTTTAAACCGAACGCAATTTTTGCTTTGTTTGGTTATGATTCCGACAACTTTCAAGTTGTGGAAGTTTCTAGCAATTTGGGTATTGATACACCACATAATCTTGCTGTCAGCGACAAAGGCGTGTATTTCTTTTCTAACCCCGAAGGCGTATATTATTATAATGGTTCTAGTATTGCAGACATTTTTGAAAACCTTAGACCTATTATTGATTTGGATTATATCACTGTTGGTGTTGAGGATAGTTTTCATTTGAGTTGGATTGGTCAACGGTTGTGGGTTTCTGCAGCATACACTAAAACTGGTGCTGTAACCAATAGTACTGTCAATTTTGTTTATGACCCGACTATTGGTGCTAGGGGTTCTTGGATGCAGTTTTCAACCGCAGACAGTAAAGGTTTGACTACTGGATGTAATTGGCATAATGCGTCTAATGTTGAGTATCGTTTGTTGACTCATCCAACTTTACCTTATGTTTTGCAGGTTGATATGTATGACCAAGAGTTTGATAATATTACTGGTAGCGATGCTTCTTATACTAGTAAGTATCGTACTAAGTGGTTTGATGCTGGTTCGTATACGCAACGTAAGATGTTTCGCCGTCCAGAGTTTGTTATTAAGCAATCTACGGTAAGTCAAACTATTGGTGTTAAAGTTTATCATGATTTTGATGAAGCGGAAGGTAATGAACGTAGAACGTTTAACATAACACAAACACCTATTTCGCTTGGTATGGTTTGGGGTTCTAGTAATTGGGGGGATAACTGGTCTACTGGTGCTGTTAGTTCTTTGTTGATTACTGGAAACAATTTGGGTTTAGCCCAAACTGTTCAACTAGAGTTCAACGGTCCTTTGGGACAGTTGTGGGGAATTAACAGTATTGGATACAAATATCAACCTAGACAGGTTAAAGGATAACAATGGCTACACTTACTATTCCACATAGTTTTACAAACGGCACAGCCGCTATTGCGACTGAAGTTAATGCAAACTTTGTTGCTATTAAAACGTTTACTGAAGCGTTGGCGGCTGGCACAAACATTGACGCTGGGGCTGTAAACTCGGCTGCAATGTCTGCAACTGGTGTGGTTGCTGGTGTTTACACAACAGCAAACATTACAGTTGATTCGGCTGGTCGTTTAACAGCAGCGGCATCAGGTACGAGCGTTACTGGTGACAGTGACCAAGTTGTGTTGGGTTCGCAGGTGTTCGGTTAATGGCTTGGTCTGTTAACTCGTTGTCTTTGCTGACAAGTGTGGACAAAAATGTTTTACAAAACATTTTTGTGTCACTTCAGGCTGAACTAGAACGTTTACAAAAAGAAATAGATGAACTAAAACAGTTGAAAGCAACTAGGTAACATTATGTCAATGATAGACGCATATTATGGTGATTACGGAATGGCTGAAGCGTCTGCACGTAAACGCCGTTCCGCAACATCCATAGCAAACCAACAGGCTGCGTTTCTTGGGCAGCAACGTGGCACACGCAACATAGCGGATTTGACACGTAAACTTACTGAAGGTTTCCGTCCCAAAATGGCTGGCTATGGTCAGCGTGGTTTGGCTGGTCCTGCTGTGGCTTCAGGTATTCAACGCAAAGGTTTGGAACGTTATGCTGCAGACATGCAACG